TGTCATCAGTGAAATACTGGCACTACATGAGTTGATGTATGTAGTGCCATAAATTCATTTGCTACTATTTAGTAGGCGTTTTTTTAATGTTTAACGTAGGCGTTATTTTTACTTTTCTATCATAGATTAAAACTTGCGATTCACTTTTATGACCACTAAATAACTGTTTATCTTTTCCCGACCCCTCGTAATCAGAAATTCCCTTGGCCTTCAGATCATGAAATGTGCAATCCAGAGGCCTTCCGAGATAGTTCGCGGCCGCTGTTCTTGCTTTTCGCCATGCCTCGTTAAACCCCTTGTAAGAGTAACGCTCTCCATACATGGTTTTAATAACTGACCCCGTTTCCCCCCAAGATCTACAAATATCAACTGCCGCACGTAGGCGATCAGTCCACGCCTTGATCTGCTTAACTCCCGTCTTGCCCTGTTGAATAAAAATTCCTTTATCCATTATCTGCGGCCAGTCCATTTTCAGGACATCGGATACCCTCGCTGCACATAAATAAGCTATTTCCATTGCGGCTTTAACCGGCTCACTGGCGTGTTCATAAATCGCCAGGTATTCCTCATCTGTAATGTAGCGATCACGTTGTGGTTTAGGGAACTTGTCCACACCAACACATGGATTACCAGGAACGAAGCCACGTTGATAACCCCAGCGATAAACGCGAGACATCGAGCTATGTTCATGGTTGGCCTGGACACGGCTTTTCTTTCCTCTGGCATCCATGTAGCGTCTGACATGTTCTGGCTTAATGGCTTTAGCCTCAGCCTCACCGAAAACAGCCAGCAGATATTTTTCATGTGCCAGATAGTCTTTCTGTGTCCGGGGAGCTAGATCTGCATAATCCGTGCTGTTGAGGAACTTCTTCCACAATTGGGAGAAGGTAAGAATATTTTTCCTGCCTTCAACCACCTTCTCGAAAGCGATCCATACCTCTGATTTTGAGGCGCCGGCAGGTGCCAGTTTTTCTGTTGTTCCACCTGGTTTCCAGTAATAACCAGAAGGGCGAAAGAAAACGCCCTTTGGCATCCACTCGTTACCGGGTGCGCGTTTGCGACCCATAATTTCACTCTATTGCGTTAAAGTTCATGCCCGGAGTGGGCAGGGACCCTGCTGGTGGATTTAACCTGAATGGATGATTTATATGATACCAGGTCGTTTTAACTGCACCGTCCCGGCGTTCAATAAAATAAATACCATTCTGGGTTAAGACTTCTTTTTGCCGAGCCTTCTGTGGTGATCCAGTAGCTTCAGCAAGTTCGTCATCAGTCAGGAAGCGATCGCTCATGAGTCGTTCTCCACTTAGCCCGGCTGCACCCGGGCTGTAACATCAAATATCAGTGCTGGTGGCTGAATGCAATGGTGATGCAGCGAGCATCTTCTGATAAGCGGCATCCATTGCTGTAAATGAACCCGTTAGCCCAAGCAGAAGAAGCATCGCCTCAGTCGGTTCTTTTGGTACCAGTACATAGCCATCCGGAATTACCGGAGAGTTACCATCTTTGCGGCGCTCGCTATCGAGTTCTATTTGCAACTGAATAACCCAGCGGGCGAGATCTCCTTTTTCGCCGGATTCAAGCCGTAAATCATCTAAACGATATTTATCAATCATCGCTGTTATCCTCACAGCAGTAGTGCGCACCGTCCAGATCGGTGCTTTTAAACCCGCAGATATCGCACTCTATTTCAGATACCGGCAACTCATCACGATTACTTACAGGTTGGCTACCTTTGGCGCAGCGGCAGACATCAGGAGGAGTAAACCCGATAACCTGATCGCCCTCGGTCACCAGGCGAATTAACATGGCCAGGTTATCGATCAGCTCGTATTCAACCTTGTTCCAGTCCCCACGCCCTTCCGTGTAGTGGATAACCTCTTTGATAACCTCGCCGCTTTCTTCTGCCACTTTGTTCAGAATATAGTTCGGTTGCGGAAATTTAAGCATTGCTTTATCTGCCCGTATACGCGCAGCATCTACAAGCGATGAGAAATAATCATCAGGTACTACCGGCGCAGGCGGAACGGTGAATAGTTTAATTACACGAAAAGGATCGGCATATTGCGTGATAGGGTTAACCGTAAATAGATATCCACTCCCGCTATTTTCGACATCCCGCAACTCTTGCTCGTCTGTCCAAGCCACCGGCTCAGCGGTAAGCGATGCCAGTGCGATTTCAGCGACGCGCAAGCGGATAGCGGCGTATTCCTTTTGCCACCCGCTATCGGTATCCATAGCCAACTGCCAAACATCAACGTTTTCCTGCGCGATCTCAATTAACTGCTCTTTGGTGAAGCTGGTTATTGTGTTCATGCTGCACGCTCCGCTGTGAATGTTCCCGTCGTTATTGCTGCAACCAGTCTCTGCGCTGCGGCTTTTTGTGCAGGGACGCTGGTAATAACAGTTGCTCTCTCCTTGCTGGTATCAGCGCAAACACTTCCCCATGAAGATATAAGGAAGAAGTCTTCCAGTTCGGTCATTGTGGATTTTGTCACCAGCTCTTCAATCATCTGCACTACGATGTGTGCAGGGCGACGCCTCAGCAGTTCCTGGATCGCGAAACCGAAAGCATTAATCATTACCGCGTGAAACTGAATGTAATCTCGTTTGTATTCAACAGGTGATATACCGTGTCGGATACCTTCAATAGCTGTCAGTTTCAGCCAGGCTTCCCAAAGGTCATACACATCACCAGTAGAAAGCGCTTCGTCCCCGTTACCCGCGAATTTTGCTGTTGCATCCCCAACAGCCTTAAAACTTATCCAGAAGTCGCTTTTTGCCGGAACCACGCTGTGTTCAAAGTCGGTGATCTCCGAGAACACTGCGTGAGTGGAGAGGAAGGACACCATCGTCTGGGCAATATGATCCCTGCCGTTATAGGCCATGTTGATAGCGGCTGATGGTTTGGAAACGTTGTTATTGATATCAGAGAAAAATTGCTGACGTGTCTTAAGCGGAAGTTGCAGAGTCATCATTAAAGGAACATGCAGATTTATATCGTATTCTTTGCAGAACTGAGATATACCAGCGGCGCGATGCTGACCATCAAAAAGTTTAATCTCGGCGTCCATAGGGAACCGGACAACCCCAACGTTTGTATTACCGAATTCTTCAAACTCAACATGAGAAGCACAGTTACCGACCAACGGCGGGATAATGAAAGGCTCTTTATTGTCTGTTGCCGTCACCAAATAATCGTAAAACTTCTTAACGCGGGACTTGTTTATTTCGCGCTGTGAACGCTCAAGCGTGTGCCCGTAATTATCTGCAGAAAGAACGCGAGTTAAAACTCTTCCGGGAACGCTCATCAGCAATACCAATGTATTCCCCTGCAATCCTCGGGATGCAGGAAAATCAAAGTAATATTCCATGCTTAACTTACTCATTGTACGGTCTCCGCGCTGATTGGCTTGATACTGTCCAGGAGCAACCGTCGGTGCATATTAGGCGCGCCCCAGCGGTAACCAGTCTTTTTGTCGTAGGATTCACAACGCCCGACAACCCAAGAATTTTCAGTGGAATGCAGCTTCAGCCGCTTTTTACCGTCGCGGGTTATGACGATTCCAGTGTGCGTTTTTATAGCCTTCATGCCTGCACGCCTCGATATTGTGAAGACATAGACTTATGTTCTTCCGTAATATTTATCACCGCATCGGTAACTGGTGTCAGGTCGCGCAACTCACTTTGTGCTTCCAGCAAATGCATGTTGCAGCGTGTTTTGGTGTGACGTTCAACAATGCGGTCGCATTCTTTAGCCCAACTCGTTACGTCTTCACGAAGTACGGTGTTTTCATTAGCCAGTGCATTACGTTGTTCCATTGATTCACATAGTGCATCGCAGGTTGTAGCGAGACGTGTAGCCAGTTCATTCATTAGTTGAGCAGAGGCTACTGGAAGATATTTAGCAGCGGTGCGGGCTGCATCTATCAGTTGCTCTCTGGTCATGCGTGGTTGTAACTCAGTGACGTTTTTTGAGGCCGTCATGGTCAGTTTCTCCGTGTTATATGCGCGCTGCACCGCGCTGAATTTTGGTTGTACGAATCCCTCGCCATAAGGCGAAGAAAAGTTATAGTTTCGTTTCAGTAAATGCCCCATTCAGAGGCACTTAGTGCAATGGGTTGCCCCATCGTTATTATGCTTTCGTGTTAAATAACTACCAAGATAGGTAGTGAGTAGCTATTTCACTACAGCAATGATTAGAGTAATCTGGATATCCTAATGTACTTATTTTTAAGGTGTTTTTGTGGCTAGTGAAAAATTAAAAATTCCATTCGATACCAACAAAAACTATTACAATGGAATTCGTGGTGTTTTGAGCGGTATTGTTTGCTCTATGATCGGTGTTTATATTACCGGTCTATTTAGTGGAGCCATTAGCTTTGCTCGAATGTTTGAAATGCCAATAGTTATCATCAGTGCTTGGGTCGCTTTGTGTGCTTTTCTTTGGGCTATATCATATAAATTTGAAGATAGGGTTATATGCACATTTGGTCGTAATTGGGATTGTCCTAGAACAGCGAACATTTTTTTATTCTTACTTTACATAATGATTGGTGTCTTTTGCTCACTTATATTCGAGGCGTTTCTGAAGGGAAGTGCATCCCGCTCCTTATATATTTCAATGGCGGGTTTTTTTGTTTTCTTACGACTCTTTTGTTTCTTCAGCATTAAGAACTATGCTCAAATACAAAGCAAATCTGTTGATGAAAATAACCATGACAAATAACCTGTAGTAATAGGATATCCAGATTGTTAAAGAGCTAAGCGTCCAGTCGGGCGCTTTTTTGTTGCCTGCGAATCATCCGGTCATTCATACGCCACCGGCGGCTACTTCGTGGGCATCCTGCCTGTTCGCTGTTGTTGATATTTAGTTTAATGATTCAAACAATAATGTCAAGATTTGAGTTTTAAGAATTAAACTAAAGGTGTGTGAACGAAAAAAAACCAGCTTAGTGCTGGCTTTTGCTGGATTGAAAGTTTAGAGATGGTTTAAATGAGATCCATTTCTACACGAACGCACACACCTACGATCTCACATGATGAATCCAGTGGGATGGGTTGAAATGCAGGATTTAAAGGCATCAAGTACATATTGGGACCATCAATGGCGAGCTTTTTAACTGTCGCTTCATTTGTACCATTGATGCGCGCAACAACAATTCGACCGTTTACTGGCTCAACTTCCGGATCAACTATGACTATCGAACCATCTGGTAAAGAAATTCCACTGCCAGAGGGTGCTGACATGGAATCACCAGATACGCGAAGGGAAAAGGAATAAGGGGACACTTTAGCCGTAGTTTCTATCCACTGTGTAACTTCGTCCCAATTACCTTGAATCATTTCTTTCCAATTCCCCGCCTGAACAGAGGAAATCAAAGGAACACGGCGGCGAATATCAGGGCCAGGGTGTGCATTGTTAATTGTTTCCTCAACCAGTCCGCCTTCAGTTAACCAGCGTTCACTTACCCCAAGAATATCCGCAAGTTTGCTTAAGTATTTGGCAGACGGTTCCGTACCACCGTTAACCCATTGGCTAACAGTGCCTTTCGATGCCCCAGTAGCCGCCATTAGGTGGGTACTTTTGAGCTTTAGCGTCTTCATACGCCGCGTAATGCGGTCGCTCATCGTCTCTGTAATCATGTTTAAAAAATTAAACACAATTGGGTTTGAAGTCTTGACTATTTTTAGTTTGAAACATTAAACTAATATCCGTTGTTTTTACCTTGGAGAGGGCGATGTTAAAGCAAGATCTAATCAACTACTTCGGGACTGCTACTGCGGCTGCGAAAGCACTTGGGGTATCGAAGTCGACAGTGAGTCTTTGGAAAAACGTTGTTCCATGGCAGTACGCACTACTTGCTGAGAAGCAAACCAATGGCGCGCTTGTTTATGACTCAAAAGCTTATTGCAAGGCTAGTGATCCAACAGCATAAACACCACCACAGAAAAAAGGGGTAAGCCGTGGGTAATGAACCTAACTGGAAAGTTGAACGACAGCCTGCTTGGCTGGTGGTCGCAATTAAAAAGACCATTACCGATCTGCCTGGTGGTTATGCCGAGGCGGCAGAGTGGTTGGGGGTAACTGAGAACGCACTGTTTAATCGGCTCCGTGTAGATGGGGATCAGATCTTCCCTATGGGGTGGGCAATGGTGCTACAGAAAGCTGCTGGTGTTAGCCACATAGCCGATGCATTTTCTCGTCATACAGATAATGGGATCCACATTCCAGGCGCAGCACCAGAGATAGAGAACGAGGAGATTGGTTTAAAGCTGGCTGAACTGGTGGGAAGACTCGGGGACCTGGTCAACGCATATCGTCGATATATCGATGATGGTGTGGTTGATAAAGGGGAATGGGACAGTCTGAACGAAATCGCGTACCAGTTCCGGGTAACGCTTATGACATTTCTGAACCTGATATCACGTGTTTATTGCCTTCCAGAAAAGAGTGACGCCCGCGAGTGTGCAGCTCCGGGCGCCGTGGCGTGTCGTATCAGTGGAGAAACTAACGCATGAACAGTTTAACGGTAAAGAACCGCATACCGCAACTACGTGCATTCCCTGTTCGGGGTTACATCATGTTTCGGTATGAGCGCATGGTATCAGGCCGCTGGGTTCCCTGTAACCACAGTCGGGCGATGGCAATTGTGGGGGTATGGCGCCGTAGAGGGGAATCCTTATGCGAGAACTTAAACGCTGGTTCAAAGACCACTACGGCATCCCGGTTCGCGTTATCAGATGGGAACCGGAAACCCGCCGCGTTATCTACCTGCGTAAAGGCTATGAGCATGAGTGTTTCAGCCCGCTTGAGCAGTTTCAGCGAAAGTTCAGGGAAATAGAGGGCGACTATGAGCACTAAGTTAACAGGCTATGTATGGGATGCCTGTGCAGCGTCAGGTATGAAGTTGTCCAGCGTGGCCATCATGGCGCGCTTGGCTGATTTCAGCAATGACGAAGGTGTCTGCTGGCCTTCCATCGAAACAATTGCAAGGCAGCTTGGCGCAGGCGTCAGCACTGTCAGAACGGTAATAGCGAAGCTTGAAGCTGATGGCTGGTTGTCACGCAAAGCGCGGCGACAGGGCAACCGAAATACTTCCAATGTTTATCAGTTGAATGTGGCAAAACTCCAGACAGTTGCATTCGCTCACCTGTCAGATTCTGACCCGTCAAAATCTGACGCATCAAAATCTGACCAGTCAAAATTTGAGGCATCAAAATACGGTCAGAATGGCGGTTTTCACCCGTCAGAATCTGGCGGGGATCCGTCAGTAAATTCAACTACTGATCCATCAAGTAAAAAACCTTCTTGTCCGGTTGCGTCGCAACCAGACCCTGAAGTTGCGATCACTGATAACGCCATTCTGGTTTTAACCCATTTGAACCAGGTCAGCGGCTCCCGATATCAGAAGTCTAAAACCTCGCTGGAAAACATTCGTGCTCGTCTGCGTGAAGGTTACAGCGTTGCTGACCTGCAACTGGTTATCGACCTGAAACACGAGCACTGGAACGGCAACGATGAGCAGTACCAGTACATGCGTCCTGAAACACTGTTTGGCCCGAAGAAGTTCGAAGGCTATCTGCAGAGCGCTACACGTTGGGAAAGCCGTGGGCGACCAGCCAGGGAAAACTGGGCTAAGACAAAAAAACAGGCCACGCAACTGAATGGCTACAACCAGGACGCTGGTGTTGATACCGCCGAGCGTGATCTTGCCTGGCGTCGATATCATGGTCTCGAAACCAATAACGAGCCGAAAAGCGAGGTTGAGTTACTGGTACGTGCCAAAGCTGATCGTGATGGACTGAAGGCAAAAGGCTATAACCACGGGCTGGCGCAGTTTGGGTGGAATAATATCTGGTCAGTCGCTTCTGGGAAGGGAGTACCAACATGGTGAACTTAACGACTCGTCAGCAGCATGTACTGAATATCTTGATCAGCTTTCAACGCGAGCATGGCTATCCTCCAACCAATACAGAACTTTCGGGGCTGCTGGGATGCAGCTCCCCAAATGCCGCTGCGGATCATCTGCGCGCGCTGGAGAGAAAAGGGGCTATCACACTGAAGCGTGGCGTTTCTCGGGGAATTGCCATCAACGATTCGGAGAACGATGCTGATGCGGATTCTCTGCTGCATGCGCTTGTGAATGGTGAGGATGGTGCGAAGGAACGCGCAATCTCCTATCTCAAAAACAAGGGGATCCGGGTATGAAACTGGTGCTGCCGTTTCCTCCGAGTGTGAACACATACTGGCGCGCCCCGAATAAGGGGCCGCTGGCTGGGCGCCACCTGATAAGTGCCAAAGGTCGCCAGTTCCAGTCGTCAGCATGTGCGGCAATCATTGAACAACTGCGCATGCTCCCGAAGCCGTCATCGTCACCGGCGGCTGTTGAAATAATCCTGTTCCCGCCGGACAACCGGATCCGGGATCTGGATAACTACAACAAAGCGCTGTTCGACGCTCTTACCCATGCGGGGATCTGGGAGGACGACAGCCAGGTAAAAAGAATGCTGGTGGAGTGGGGGCCGATTATCCCGAAGGGGAAAGTGGAAATCACGATCACCAAATTTGAACCGGGCGCGGAACGTATCGCTAAGGGGCAGGCAGCGTGAGAGCTTTGTTAACACCAGAAATAGCCCACCGAATGGGGGTTGTGCTTTTCCGTCCCGGTGCTGAACTGATGCCGCTATTCATGCGCGGTCGGGTCTTACTTGAGCCAGAACCTGAAAGCATGGCCTCTTACGATACTGGTCCTGTGCCGGCAGCGGTTCAGCCACTGGCAGACGATCCGGTAATGAGTGGGATATTTGAAAATCAGCGCGTTATTCAGCGCGCTGGTGGATTGTCTTCGCTTGATGGCTGGTTAAACAAAAAGTTCGAATGCCAGTGGCCCCATTCAACATGGCACGACAAGAATTTCACGATCATGCGCCATCAGCCTGGTAGCATCCGGCTGTGCTGGCACTGCGATCACACCCTCGCTGGTCAATACACGGAACAGCTTGCAGGTATAGCCAGCAAAAACCTGGTATCCTGGATTTTGTCAGTCATTCGAACAGATTTAGGTTTCTCTGAGTCGCATGTTCTGACTCTCCCGGAGTTGTGCTGGTGGATGGTCAGAAGTGATCTGGGTGACGTGATCCCGGAAAGTGTTGCGCATAAGGCGCTGAGACTGCCGGCTGAAGAACCGAAATCGATCATGCGAGAAAGCGATATTGTGCCCTCGTTACCGGCCACCAGCATTGTGCAGGAGAAGGCGAAGAAGGTACTGACACTCAGGATTGATCCGGAATCGCCGGAAAGCTTCATGCTACGCCCGAAGCGCCGACGCTGGGAAAATGAGAAATACACGCGATGGGTGAAAGCTCAACCGTGCGCCTGCTGTGGTAAGCAGGCTGATGATCCGCATCACCTGATAGGTCACGGCCAGGGTGGCATGGGGACAAAAGCGCATGACCTCTGGGTGTTGCCTTTGTGCAGAAAGCATCACGACGAGTTACATGCGGATACCGTGGCATTCGAAGAGAAATACGGCTCGCAGCTGGAGTTGATATTTCGTTTTATCGATCGCGCGCTTGCAATTGGTGTGCTGGCGTAAGTGGAGAACACGTATGAACCTTGAATCATTACCAAAATTTTACTCACCTAAATCACCGAAACTAAATGATGAAACGCCAGGAACAAGCACTGAGGCGTTAACAATCACTGATGTGATGGCTGCGCAGGGCATGGTGCAGTCAGTGGCACCACTTGGGTTTAATCTGTTTCTGGCAAAGATGGGAATACAGGATCCAGCACCTGCACTGGAGGGTCTTTTTAACTACGCCATGGCAATGAAAAATCCGGTATTACAAAAACTAAGTGAGAAGTCCCGTCTTGAAATTCTTCCTGTATTGGTGAAGTTTGCATATGAGGACTATTCCCGTTCGGCGGCGAGTAAATCAGTTTGCCCACATTGCAATGGTGAAGGGGTGTTACGTTCAATGTGTGATGTTGTAAAACATCCAGGCGTAAAAGGTGTAGAGCCGATGATCCGCAATGAGAAAGTCGAAGAAGTTTGCCAGCATTGTAAGGGTAAGGGAGCTATCTCGACAGCATGCAGAGGATGTAAGGGAAAGGGAACTGTACTTGATGAGAAGCGCACGAAACTCCACGGCGTGCCGGTAATGAAAGTATGCGGTCGATGTAATGGCAATCGTTACAGCAGGCTGCCAACAACGATCGCCCGGGCACAGGTGCAAAAGGTCATTCCAGATTTGACGAATTACAACTGGTACAGCGGTTATGGTGAAGTGATCAATAAGCTGATCACTAAATGCTGGCAGGAAGAGGCATTCGCGGAGCTACAATTACGAAAAGTGACACGATAGCCACATTTTTAATAATTTTCGCTGCACGATGCTTGCAATATTCAAAAAATGTGGTTAGTATTTTCGTAACGATGGGCATTGAATGTCTAACGTTTATAAACCCGCCACCGAGCGGGTTTTTTGTTATGATGTCTCAAAAAAAGGAGGCATTATGGCTTGGCAAGGCATTCCATTCCCGCTCAATGGAAGTATAGGATTATTAATTGAAAAAATACCCCATCTGGATGTGACAACTAAGTCTGGTTTTGGCTGGGATACTATTGCAGCGAGTGTTGCTGGGGCTATCATCGCTTCTGCTATACCTGCAGCAATTGCTTGGTGGTCAATTAAAAACAATAATAGAACCATGCGCGAAGACAGGGATAAGCAGTTTAGAGATTTTGAAGAAAGCAGGAAAACTCAAATCACAATTGCTGAGGAAGGGCGTAAAGCTCAAGTAATTTCAGCTAATAGGTTAGTTTGGATAAAAGATTTGCGAGAGGCTTCTGCCGAATTTGTCTCTACAGTTTATGAGAATACTGTCCTGAGTCAGCGACTTGTTTACGAAATACGCGCAAAAATTCCAGCGCAACAGTTGTCTTCAACGAAAAACGATTTAAATGAATCATTTATTAAACTAGTGCTTCAGTCAACTAGGATAAGAATGATGTTGAATCCGAGTCGGAAGGACCACGACAAGATAGTTGAAATAATGTCCGAACTTAAGACTCATTCTGAAAATATGATTAAAACGTCAACTGAAATGGATTCAGTAAAAGTAAATGAAAATTTGAATAAATTCGTTTTCGAAATGCAGTTGCTCTTAAAAGAAGACTGGGAAAAAGCTAAAAAAAATCTTTAATCAATGATACTTAATCGAGGCTGCCTATTGGCGGCCTTTTTTATTCCCCTCATTCCTGAGAGGACTCACAGAAATAAAGAGGGGGCTAAATGTCCGATCCTGTTTCCGGCACTACTGTAGCTGCTGGTGGGTTGATGGGGGCCAGTATGTTCGGCCTGGCAACCGGTATTGATTACGGCGTAGTTTTTGGAGCGTTTGCGGGGGCAGTATTCTACGTTGCGACGGCGGTGAACATCAGCCGCTTTAAGCTGGTGGGTTACTTCATCACTTCTTTCATCTTTGGCGTTATCGGTGCACCTCTGTTGGGATCGTACTTCTCAAAATGGACTGGTTACAACGACAGGCCGCTTGATGCACTGGGCGCGGTAATCGTTGCAGCAATTGCTATTAAGTTGCTTACGTTCGTCAACAGTCAGGATTTGGGCAGCCTGTTTGGCATTCTCTCACGTTTGCGCGGAGGAGGGACCAGCAATGGTAACAAGTGATCCTTCAGCGATGATCAATGCGTTAATCTGCGCGGTCATCGTTCTCGTTCTGATGTTCTACCAACGTGACGGGGCGAGACATCGCCCGATGATATCTATGCTGGCCTACTTCGTAGTGCTGATATACGCCAGCATCCCGTTTCGGTATCTGTTTGGTCTCTATCATGAATCACACTGGATGGTGGTCATCGTCAATCTGGTCATCTGTGCCATCGTGCTTCGCGCACGGGGTAACTTGGCACGCTTAATTAGCAATCTTCAGAAATAAAAAAGGGAAGCGCGACATCTCCGCTTCCCTGAAAATTCGAGGCTCTGTGTTGTTTTAATGAGGTGGAGAGTCGACTTTAGTCAAACTCTGTTTCGCGGGTATTACATCACATCCTTTGATTTGAGTTTTGTCCTGCATCAATTTCGGATTAATAACATGAAACAATCACAATTTCAGCAGGCGGCTGGTATAAGCGCCGGATTAGCTGCGCGCTGGTTTCCGCACATCGATGCGGCAATGAAAGAGTTTGGCATCACAGCAATTAATGATCAGGCCATGTTCATTGCACAAGTCGGGCATGAATCTGCTGGTTTTACCTCTCTGGTGGAGAGCTTCAACTACTCGGTAAACGGGCTGAAGAAAACATTTGGTAAGCGCCTGACGCCGTATCAATGCGAAATGCTGGGGCGCGTTGATGGTAAGCAGGTCGCTCACCAGCCGCAAATTGCCAATCTGGTTTACGGTGACCGCATGGGTAATAACAGCCCGGGTGATGGCTGGAAATATCGCGGTCGCGGCCTGCTGCAAATCACTGGACGTGAGAACTACACCAAATGTGGTTCGGCGCTGAAGCTTGACCTTGTCAGTACGCCAGAACTTTTGACGAAAGAGCGACATTCGGCCCGTTCGGCGGCGTGGTATTTCACGTTAAGCGGTTGCCTTCTGCATTCGGGGGATGTGGAACGCGTCACGCAAATTATCAACGGCGGGCAGAACGGCATTCAAGACCGTCGTGAACGTTACGCCAAGGCTAAAGCTGCTCTGGTGTGAGGTCATATGGGACTTGAAATGATTATTGGCCTGGTTGTTGCTGTCCTGGCAGCAATTGCAGGTGCTTTTGGTCTGGGTAGATCACGCGGTACTAACATCGCTGAGACAAAAGCGAACCAGCAACGCACTGAAGAACGTGCTGCAGCTACTGAAGCCGTTGCAGAACGCCGGGTAGAGACAACAAAAGGAGCCAGGGATGTACAGCAAAATGTTAGTCATCTTCCTGATGACGATGTTGATCGCGAGCTGCGCAACGAATGGACCCGTCCCGGTAGTCGTTGATACTGCCTGTGACTGGGTGAGTGCGATTCGCCTGACTGAGCACGATATTGAAGTGATGGACCGCCAGACGAAGAAAGACATACTGGCGCATAACAAATCGTGGCAGGCGAATTGTAAAGCAACCCGTTCAAAAAGTGGCTAAAGAAACCTGCAGACCCTCCGATAATAAGACCTTAACTTTAAAGGGCATTAAGGGCGCTAAATGTTAGTTAAGAATGTCGAGAAAAAGATCTGGGATGTTCAGGGTTTTGATGTTGTGTTTAAGACTCCTGAAGGTGTGAATGTACGCGGCGATAAGCGTGACATGCCAGGTTATCAGGGTAAAAGAGCCTCTAAAAATGACATGACAGTCAGTGAGTGGAAAGAGAAGCATTTCAAAAAAATGTATCCCGGATATGATTGCGATGTTCTCTTAGGTGACGAAGAACCAGCTCATGGGTTAACCAAGCTTGGAACAGTGCGTGACTCATATCAGGATGGTGATGATCTTTAAGTGATCATTATCGAAATCTTTTCAGTATGAGAAAGCCGCCTCCGGGCGGTTTTTTATTGCCATCACCACGGGCAGACCCATCGTAATGGCTTAAGGAGGGCTATCAATGCCGCCTCGCACCCCAAAGGCTTGTCGCGTTCGCGGCTGCCGTTCGACAACAACAGACCCATCAGGTTACTGCGAATCTCATAAAGGCGAAGGCTGGAAATCCTACAAACCGGGACAATCCAGACAGCAGCGCGGATATGGATCGAAGTGGGAAGTCATCAGGGCGCGGATACTAAAGCGTGACAAAGGGCTGTGTCAGAGGCATCTTCGGCAGGGAGTCGTGAAGCAGGCGTCCTGCGTGGACCACATCAAGGCGAAGGCTCACGGCGGTACTGATGAAGACAGCAACCTTGAGAGTCTGTGCTGGTCGTGCCACGCCGCGAAGACCGCGCGTGAGCGACTCAAGTGAGAATCGATGTCATCATCAGCCAGGGGAGGGGGAGGTCAAATCTCTGCGGCCGCGCGCCTTCCGGACTGCCCGCCTCCTCGAATTTTTATACCCGCGAAAAATGAAATTTAACCAGGAGTATCGCTTATGGCTGGAACGGCGGGGCGTTCCGGGCGTCGTCCCAAGCCAACGGCGCGTAAGGAACTGGCTGGTAACCCCGGCAAGCGAGCCCTGAATAAAGATGAACCGGTGTTCACACCAATTAAGGGCGTGGCGCCACCAGAGTGGTTTACAGAAGATGATGGTATGCCTATGGCATCTGTCATGTGGGAATTGACCACGAAGGAGTTATGCGGGCAGGGGCTTTTATGCGTTACCGATCTGGCCGTACTTGAGCGCTGGTGCGTGGCCTATGAATTCTGGCGGCGCGCCGTAAAGAATATAGCCAGGGATGGTCTTTCCATCACCGGGGCGATGGGCGGAAAGATAAAGAACCCTGAACTTACCGCCAAAAAAGAACAGGAATCGGAGATGAGTTCTACCGGTTCTATGCTGGGTCTCGATCCCAGCAGCCGCCAGCGCCTTATCGGGCTCGCCGGACAGAAGAAAACCAGCAACCCCTTCCTGAAGATGATTAACTCATGAGTCGGAAATCGTACCCCAACGTTAACGCCGCGAATCAGTATGCCCGCAACGTTGTGCGGGGAAAAATTCCGGCGTGTCAATATGTCATTCAGGCCTGTCAACGCCATATTGACGACATGGCTCAGGAAAAGAGCCGCAAATTTCGTTACCGCTTTGATAAAGACTTGGCGGAGAAGGCCGCTAAATTTATTCAGTTACTGCCGCATACAAAGGGCGAATGGGCATTCAAACGGATGCCAATCACCCTCGAACCATGGCAACTTTTCATCGTCTGTTGTGCCTTTGGATGGGTGCAAAAAGGTTCAAAGTTGCGCCGCTTTCGAGAGGTCTACACTGAGATCCCCCGCAAAAACGGTAAGTCGGCAATCTCCGCAGGCGTGGCGCTGTTCTGTTTCACCTGTGATAACGAGTTCGGCGCGGAGGTTTATTCCGGTGCTACGACCGAAAAACAGGCCTGGGAAGTTTTCAGGCCCGCGCGTCTGATGTGCAAGCGTACACCGCTGCTGGTGGAGGCTTTCGGCATTGAGGTAAACGCCTCAAACCTGAACCGTCCGGAGGATGGTGCCCGCTTCGAGCCACTGATCGGGAATCCCGGTGACGGCGCTTCACCACACTGCGCAATAGTCGACGAATACCACGAACATCCTACTGATTCGCTCTATACAACAATGCTGACAGGTATGGGCGCCCGGCGGCAGCCTCTGATGTGGGCGATCACCACTGCTGGCTACGACATCGAGGGGCCGTGCTACGACAAACGGCGCGAAGTGATCGAGATGCTGAATGGATCGGTGCCAAACGAAGAACTGTTCGGCGTTATTTATACGGTCGATGAGGGGGACGACTGGACAGACCCGAAGGTACTGGAGAAAGCCAACCCGAATATGGGCGTCTCGGTGTACCGCGATTTTCTTCTCAGTCAGCAGCAGCGCGCAATTAACAATGCCCGGCAAGCAGGCGTTTTTAAAACCAAGCATCTGAATATCTGGGTGGCGGCGCGGGCGGCTTTCTATAACCTTGTGTCCTGGCAGAACTGCGAAGACAAAACGCTTACGCTCGAGCATTTCGAAGGGCAGCCCTGTGTGCTGGCATTCGACCTTGCACGCAAACTGGATATGAACAGCATGGCGAGGCTGTTCACCCGCGAGATTGATGGCAAAACGCATTATTACAGTGTGGCGCCACGCTTCTGGGTACCGTATGACACGGTTTACAGCGTGGAGAAAAACGAGGATCGCCGCACTGCTGAACGTTTTCAGAAATGGGTGGAGATGGGTTACCTCACCGTCACCGATGGAGCGGAGGTGGATTACCGCTACATTCTGGAGGAGGCCAAAGCAGCGAACAAACAGAACCCGGTAACCGAGTCACCGATTGATCCCTACGGCGCAACCGGGCTTTCTCATGACCTGGCGGATGAGCAGCTTAATCCCGTTACCATCATTCAGAACTACACCAACATGTCAGACCCGATGAAAGAGCTTGAAGCGGCGATCGAGTCCGGCAGGTTTCATCATGATGGCAACCCCATCATGAGCTGGTGTATTGCCAACGTGGTGGGGAAAAACATCCCCGGCAATGACGATGTGGTGAAACCCATCAAAGAGCAGAACGAAAACAAAATTGACGGCGCAGTAGCGCTGATTATGGCAATTGGACGGGCCATGCTCAAAGAGCCTGGCGATTTCCTCTCCTCACTGGATCCAGACGAAGACCTCTTAATTCTATGAAATCACTCGTTACTGATGTTATCGGGCTGACCGGATACGGGCTGCTCACGGCGGGGTTTTATCTGCAGTTTGGGCTGGCACCCGCCCTGATGTTCTCCGGCGGTCTGTTGCTGGTGGCGGCACTGGCAATGGCCAGAAGGGGGAAACGTGTTGCTTGACGCCTTTTTCAGAAGTGAGTCACTGGAGAATCCGGCTACACCGATTAGCGGTGATCTGGTCGATACGGACGGAATTTTTAAATCTGATATGTACGTCAGCCCTGAGACTGCCCTGAAACTGGCGGCGGTTTACGCCTGTATCTATGTCCTGTCGTCAAATCTCGCGCAGATGCCGCTCCATGTTATGCGAAAACACAACGGCAAAGTTGAGCCTGCGCGCGATCACCCGGCGTTTTATCTCATTCACGATGAGCCCAATATCTGGCAGACCAGCTACAAATGGCGCGAGCTGAAACAGCGCCACATCCTCGGCTGGGGAAATGGGTATTCGTGGGTAAAGCGTAACCGGCGCGGCGAAGTTGTCGGCCTTGAAAGTTGTATGCCGTGGGAAACAACCCTGCTGAAAACCGGCGGGCGCTATACCTACGGCCTTTACAACGAAGAGGGCGCCTTCGCCATCAGCCCGGATGACATGATCCATATCCGGGCGCTGGGCAATAACCAGAAAATGGGGCTCAGCCCAATCATGCAGCACGCCGAAACCATTGGCATGGGGATGAGCGGGCAGAAGTATACCGAAAGCTTTTTCAGCGGTAATGCTCGCCCTGCGGGTATTGTTTCAGTCAAAACCCCGCTTCAAAAAGAAAGCTGGACCTGGCTGAAAGATGCCTGGCAGAAGGCAGCGCTAGCCCTGAGAAGCCAGGAGAATAAAACCATGCTGCTGCCCGCTGATCTCGATTATAGAGCGCTAACGGTTTCACCGGTCGATGCCCAGATCATCGACATGACCAAACTGAACCGCTCCATGATTGCCGGTATTTTCAATGTGCCGGCACACATGATTAACGATCTGGAAAAAGCCACGTTCTCCAACATCACCCAGCAGGCAATTCAGTTTGTCCGCTACACCATGATGCCCTGGGTGACTAACTGGGAGCAGGAGCTTAACCGGCGGCTTTTCACTCGGGCTGAACTGGCAGCAGGCTTCTACACGCGTTTTAACCTGACAGGTCTCCTGCGTGGTACGCCACAGGAGCGGGCGCAGTTCTATCACTTCGCCATCACTGACGGCTGGATGAGTCGCAACGAAGCGCGCGCGTTTGAAGACATGAATCCAGTTGATGGACTGGACGAGATGCTGGTCAGCGTTAACGCCGCAAATCCCGCGAAAGACTTTACTACCGACCCCAAAAGTGAGGAGCAACCCAATGGATGATCGCGAAGTCCGCTGTTACAGCGGTGAGGTTCGGGCGGAGCAACACAGTGAGCAACCGACACACATTATCGGTTATGGCTCAGTGTTCAACAGCCGTTCTGAGCCGTTATGGGGATTCCGTGAAATCATCAAGCCCGGCGCGTTTGACGACGTGCTGAATGATGATGTACGCGGGCTGTTTAACCATGACCCTAATTTTATTCTGGGGCGCAGCGCGGCCGGTACGCTTTCACTGTCCGTTGATGATAAAGGGTTGCGCTATGACATCACCGCACCTGAAACCCAGACCATCCGGGATCTGGTTCTCGCCCCGATGTTCCGTGGCGATATCAGTCAGTCGTCTTTCGCATTCCGCGTGGCCCGCGACGGCGAACACTGGTACGAAGACGACGAAGGTATTGTCATCCGCGAAATCTCCCTTTTTTCCCGGCTGTTTGATGTGAGCCCGGTGACCTATCCGGCCTATCAGGAAGCCGATTCCGGTGTCCGATCCATGAAAGCCTGGCAGGAGGCGCGCGACAGTGGCGCGCTGGCGCAAGCCATTAATCAACGAATGGCGCGTGAGCGCCTGCTGAACCTTCTTAACGCGTAAGGAAAAAACATGAAACTGCACGAACTGAAGCAAAAACGTAACACCATCGCTACTGATATGCGTGCGCTGCACGAAAAAATTGGTGATGCGACCTGGACTGATGAGCAGCGTACTCAGTGGAACGCCGCAAAGTCTGAACTGGATGCACTTGATGAACAAATCGGGCGTCTGGAGGAACTGCGTCGCCTCGATCAGGCACACGTTGAAGATCATGAGGATGAGCAACGTCGGCAGCAACGTAACAATACACCGGAAGAGCAAAGTGCTGAGCGTCGCGCCGCGGCGTTCGATAAGTTCCTGCGTCACGGCTTCAGCGAACTGTCCGCTGAAGAGCGTCAGGCAGTTAAAGAGCTGCGGGCCCAGGGTACGACGCCGGACGCTAAAGGTGGTTACACCGTACCGACGCAGATGTTGAATAAAATCGTCGACTCGATGAAAGCCTATGGTGGCATCGCCAGCGTGGCACAGATCCTCAATACTTCGAATGGTCAGGATATTACCTGGTCGACCTCCGACGGTACTGCGGAAGAAGGCGAACTCCTGGGTGAAAACACCGAAGCATCTGAAGAGGATGTAAGTTTCGGCACTGCGATTCTGGGCGCTAAAAAGTTGTCGTCCAAAATTATCCGTGTATCCAATGAGCTATTACAGGATAGTGGTGTTGATATCGAAGCGTACCTGGCTGCGCGTATTGGCCAGCGAATTGGGCGCGGTGAAGCCAAATATCTTGTTCAGGGAACCGGCGCAGGTACACCGGTACAGCCTAAAGGCCTGGTCGCGTCGGTCACCGGTACTGTAAATACTGCTGCGGCCGCAACATTCACCTGGCAGGAAATGAACAAACTGAAACATGCTATTGATCCGGCTTACCGTGGTGGCCCTAAATACCGCTGGGCATTTAATGATTCGACCCTTCAGGTGATTGAAGAAATGGTAGATGGTCAGAATCGCCCACTGTGGTTACCGGATGTCGCAGGCGGCACCCCGGCAACGATCCTGAATATCCCGTATGTTATTGACCAGGCTATTGATGGTATTGCTGCGGGTAAGAAATTCGCGTTTCTCGGTGACTTCGACCGCTTCATTATTCGTCGTATCACCTATATGACGCTGAAGCGCCTGGTTGAACGTTATGCTGAGTACGATCAAACAGCATTCCTGGCATTTCACCGTTTTGACTGCGTCCTTGAAGACGTGGCAGCCATCAAAGCGCTGGTGGGCAAGCCGGCATAACCGAAAACCTGATATAACCAGTACCGCGAAAGCGGTTTTTTTATGCCCGCCGTCTGGCGGGCATGGAGATATCTATGCTGCTGACACTCCCAGAAATCAAGGCGCAGCTGCGGCTGGATGAAGATTTTACTGATGAGGATCCTTTTCTCGAACTGCTTGGTAGCGCGGTGCAGGCGCGAACAGAATCATTTTTGAACCGTAAACTATACGAGAAAGATGAAGCCATTCCGGAGGAAGATACAGAAGGACTGGTTCTGACTGATGATGTAAGACTGGGAATGCTCCTGCTGTTGACTCATTACTATGAAAACCGGTCTTCGGTCAGTGAAGTTGAAAAGAGCGAAATGCCGTTGGCGTATAACTGGCTGGTTGGGCCATACAGGTTTATTCCGCTATGAAGCTACGACAAGCGCAGACCAGCGCAACTTATCTGCTGCCAGACCCCGGGGAACTTGATAAACGGGTGCTTATCCGTCAGCGGGTTGACTCACCTTCTGATGACCTTGGCACAATGCCGGTTTACCCCATTTCGTATAAAGCGTGGGCGAAGGTGGTACAGACCAGCGCGACCACATACCAGGAGACAGCCCAGACGGATAATGCCATCACTCACTACATCACTTTGCGTTATCGCCGGGGGATTACCAGCGATTTTGAGGTGGTGCAGGGGGATGAGGTTTATCGCGTTAAGCGGGTTCGGGACCTGAACAGCAAGCGGCGGTTCCTGTTGCTTGAATGCACTGTACTGGGCGCGGAGCCAGCATCAACCGGAGGGAGCAGTAATGGCACAACCCTTTTTACACGTTGATTTTCAGCAACCAAAGGAAATGCGCTTCAACCGCGCGCGGGTGCGGAGGGCGTTTGTCCATATCGGGCAGAGGCACATGCGTGATGCGCGCCGGCTGGTAATGCGTCGTGGGCGATCAGAAGGTGGTGAAAACCCCGGTTACCAGACTGGTCGACTGGCGAAATCCATCGGCTATATGGTGCCAAAAGCAAGCGGGCGTCGCCCGGGGTTCATGACCCGTATTGCGCCAAACCAGCGAAACGGGCAGGGAAACAGACTGATCACCGGTGACTTTTACCCGGCATTCCTTTTCTACGGTGTTCGTGGCGGTGCACGTCGTCAGCGTAGTCATCATCGTGGAGCGTCTGGCGTCTTGCTCCGCGTAATAACTTCATGGTTGAGACACTGCAAAAAAACAGTCCGTGGACGCGGTACTACCTTGCCCGTGAGTTGCGTCAGTCACTTAAGCCGGAGAAACGCCGCTAATGAAACTCTCACCCATCATTGCAACACTACGGGCAAACTGCCCCATTTTTGAGAACCGTGTAGCCGGTGCTGCTCAGTTTAAAGATCTGCCTGAAATCGGAAAAATGCGACTCCCGGCGGCATATGTTGTTCCTGGTGATGATTCCCCAGGAGAGCAAAAAAGCCAGACAGATTACTGGCAGGATCTTACCGAGAGTTTCTCGGTGATTGTTTTTGTCAGTAATGGCCGGGATGAGCGGGGGCAGTTCGCATCATACGATGTGGTCCACGACATCCGGCAGATGTTGTTCAAAGCACTTCTCGGATGGAATCCGGAGGAGCGCGGAAACCCTGTCACCTATGCCGGTGGAACATTGCTGGATGTGAATCGCCACGAACTCAGCTATCAGTTCGATTTCACTGTTGAGAATGAGCTGACTGAGGATGATACGCGTCAACAGGATGAGCTTAATAGCCTTGATGAATTCAGAACACTTTCCATTGATGTGGACTTTATTGATCCGGGGAGTGGTCCTGATGGCGATATTGAGCTTCACACTGAAATAAATATCCCTTCCTGAGAGGCCATATGTTTGTAAAACCTGCAAAAGGGCGGTCAGTTCCTGACCCTGCCCGAGGCGACCTTTTGCCCTCTGAAGGGCGAAATGTTGAAGAGAATAACTACTGGCTGCGGCGCGAAGCGGCTGGTGATATCCGGCGCGTTAATAAAAAGGTGAAAGCCAATGACGATTAGTATGAACACCATCCCATCGAGCACGCTGGTACCGCTGTTTTATGCGGAAATGGATAGCTCGGCGGCGAATACCACCCAGGATTCCGGTCCTGCTCTTTTGATCGGCTACGCCAATGCGGACGCGACGATTGAGAAGGAAAGTCTGATCCTGATGCCTTCTAAAGATTATGCGCGTCAGATTTGCGGTCCGGGTAGCCAGCTAGCCCGTATGGTTACCGCATACCGTGAAACCGATCCGTTTGGTGAGTTGTACATTATCGCGGTACCGGAAGCCACAGGTGCTGCCGCGACTGTAACGATTACAGTGACAGGCGCCGCGACGGAAACCGGTACAGTGAATCTTTATATCGGACGCACCCGTGTGCAGGCTGCAGTAATCAATGGTGATGATGTTGCCGCCGTTGCTACTGCGATCAGTACGGCAATCAATGCCAATGCCGACCTTCCGTTCACCTCTGCTGCGGCCGCTGGTGTGGTTACACTGACCGCTCGACATAAAGGTTTGTGCGGTAATGAAATTCCGGTATCTCTGAATTATTACGGTTTTGGTGGTGGTGAGGTGCTTCCGGCAGGTATTCAGATTGCAGTGGCGTCTGGTACGGCAGGAACCGGTGCGCCGGTGCTTACTGGAACGATCGCGGCGATGGCCGATGAACCGTTTGACTATATCGGTCATCCTTTCAGTGATGCGGCTTCTGTGAACACGCTGTCGAACGAAATGAACGATACCAGCGGTCGCTGGAGTTATGCCCGCCAGTTGTATGGCCATGTGTACACAGCCAAACTGGGTACGCTTTCCGAGCTGGTTACCGCCGGAGATATGTTCAATCTTCAGCATATTACCCTGGCCGGTTACGAGAAGGAGACCCAGACGCCTGCCGATGAACTGGCGGCAAGTCGCACAGCTCGTGCTGCGGTATTCATTCGTAATGATCCGGCCCGACCGACACATACCGGGGAGCTGGTTGGTATGTTGCCAGCACCGAAGGGCAAGCGCTTTACCATGACAGAGCAGCAGTCTCTTCTGTCGCATGGTGTCGCTACCGCATATGTTGAAAGCGGCATTCTGCGCGTTCAGCGCGACGTCACCACGTATAAGAAAAACGCGTATGGTTCTGCGGATAACAGTTATCTTGACAGCGAAACCCTGCATACCAGCGCATACGTTCTGCGCCGCCTCAAGTCAGTGATTACCAGTAAATACGGCCGTCATAAACTGGCGAACGACGGTACCCGTTTTGGCCCCGGTCAGGCAATTGTGACGCCGTCGGTCATCAAAGGTGAGTTACTGGCAACGTATCGCCAGCTGGAACGCGCGGGCATCGTTGAAAATTATGAGCTCTTCAAGAAGTACCTGATTGTTGAGCGTGATGCTAATGATCCGAACCGCCTGAACACGCTGTTCCCACCTGATTATGTCAACCAGTTGCGCGTCTTCGCAGTGGTTAACCAGTTCCGTCTTCAGTATCCAGAGGAGTCCGCATAATGGCGAAGATTGGTGGTACCTGTTATTTCAAAGTAGACGGTCAGCAGCTATCAATGACCGGCGGCATTGAGGTGCCGATGAACACGAAGGTCAATGATGATGTCATTGGGCTGGATGGTTCAGTGGATCGCAAAGAAACGCACCGCGCACCTTATGTTAAGGGTACTTACAAGGTACCGAAGGATTTTCCCGTCAGCAAAATTACAACAGCAGATCAGATGACTATTACCGCCGAACTGGCGAATGGTCAGGTCTATGTTCTGTCGTCTGCCTGGCTGCATGGAGAAGCAAACCATAATGCTGAAGAAGGCACGGTAGACCTTGAATTTCACGGTGAAGAAGGAGATTACCAGTAATGCAGGAACTTGAACTAGGTCACCCGATCACTGCACACGGCGAAACGCTCAGTGTCCTGGAGTTTAACGAGCCGACGGGGAAAGATGTCCGAGAGTTGGGTTATCCCTATCAGATGAACCAGGACGAGTCTATCAAACTCCAGGCGCACATCATCGCGAAATATATTGTCCGGCTGGCAAATGTGCCGCTAAGCACTGTAGACCAGATGTCTCCTGGTGATCTAAATGCTGCTGGTTGGCTGGTGGCTGGTTTTTTCCTCCAGGGCTGACGGCGGAATATCTCACTGATCGCTATTTTGACTGCGCCAGTTACTGGCGCATTAACCCTTTTGAATTACTGAACAAGCCAATCAGTGAGATCCCTTTACTGGTCAGCCAGGCAAACAGGATAGAAGAGGAGAAGCGGATCAATGGCTGAGTTTGAACTAAAAGCGCTGATCACCGGTGTCGATAAGCTTTCTCCTGCGCTTACTCGGATGCAAAAAAACATCCGTAGTTTTAAACGCCAGGCAGAGGCAAGTTCGAAAGGCGGGCTTGGGATGGCCGCAGGGCTTGCTGCTGGGCTAACACTGTCGCTGAAAACGTACGCCGATCAGGAAAACGCGGCTACGGGCCTTAAGGTTGCCATGATGCAGGCGAATGGGGAGGTCGGGAAAAGCTTCAAAAGCATCAATAAATTGGCAGTCGGACTGGGTAACCAGTTGCCTGGTACAACGGCAGACTTTCAGAACATGATGCAGATGCTGGTACGCCAGGGTATTCCCGCTGAAAACATCCTCGGTGGTGTAGGTAAAGCCACGGCTTACCTGGCTGTTCAGTTGAAGAAAACACCGGAGGCTGCGGCTGAGTTCGCGGCAAAGATGCAGGATGCAACCGGCACAGCCTCAGATGACATGATGGGGTTATTCGATACGATCCAGAAAGCCTTTTACCTGGGCGTTGACGATACCAATATGCTGTCGTTTTTTACAAAAACCAGCTCCGTGCTGCAGATGGTAAATAAGGATGGGCTTAAAGCAGCGCAAGGTCTGGCGCCGATCAGCGTAATGATGGATCAGATGGGCATGAAGGGCGAGTCTGCAGGTAACGCCGTGCGCAAAGTTATTCAGGCAGGCCTCAGTGTCAAAAAGGTCAATGATGTAAATAAGGTGCTGGCGCGTCAGAAGCTGGGAATTAACCTGGACTTTACTGACGGTAAAGGCAGTTTTGGCGGGCTGGACAATTTATTCCAGCAATTAGCCAAGCTCAAAAGCCTGTCAGACGTGAAGCGTACCGGGGTAATGAAAGCTTTGTTCGGCGATGATGCTGAAACACTACAGGTAGTTAACGCGCTGATCGACAAAGGCAAGGATGGGTACGATCAGGTTCAACAAAAAATGAACCGCCAGGCCAACCTGAATAGCCGTGTTCAGGCCCAACTTGGAACATTAACCAACCTCTGGGAGGCAATGACCGGCACAGCCACCAACGGTCTCGCAGCAATGGGTAGCGCGTTTTCTGGTGATGCGAAAAGAATAACAATATGGCTTGGGGATCTTGGCGAGCGCTTTACGAAGTTTGCCGATGAAAATCCACGAGTTATAAGGGGGGCATTTGGGCTGGCTGCCGGATTGACTGTTTTAAAACTGGGGTTTATGGGAGTGGGAGGTGCTATCGGTATCGTGAGCCGGGTATTATCCATGTCTCCTATCGGGATGATTGTTACTGGCATTGCCATGGCTGCTGGTTTAATTATTTCTAACTGGGATGTCATTGGGCCATATTTTAAAAAGCTATGGGATACGGTTGGTCCTTATTTTGAAACTGGATGGGGAATACTCAAAAAGGTATTCGACTGGTCCCCGCTTGGGCTCATTATTAACAACTGGGGACCTATAGTTAAATGGTTTCAGGACATGTGGGACAAACTCAAGCCTATTATCGAGTGGTTTACTGATGGTGCCAGTGATACGGTCGCTGCCGCAAACGCCGCGCAGTGGGGAGCCGGTGGATACGGCGCGTATGGTACAGGGGTGGCTAGTTCAGGATATAACCCTTATCAGATCAAGCAGGGAACGGCGACTCAACCGAAAGGATCCATCACCGTTGAATTCAAAGGTGCTCCACAAGGAATGAGTGTTACTGATAGCCGTTCCTCAGGTATAGATGTTAACCATGATGTAGGTTACACAAGGATCGGTAGGACTGGAATGGGAGGGTAAACCTCCCATTGTTTTTAATTGATGAACCTTGCGAAATTTCCCTCTGAATCATATTCCGCTTTGGCGACATTTTTAACCATTCCCCCTAATTGGTTTTTGCCACGGAACTGCATGATCATGACGTAATCATCTTTACGACGTATAACGTTAGTTTCGATACATTCAAAACTATCCGGATCATTCATTGATTCTTTCACGCGATCTTTCATATCAAGTGGGCAACCATCCACTGAGCGCGTGAGCTTTGCCATAACAAGCTCCTCTTTAGTTTTTTCTTTTTCCGGGGGAGTCATAACAAACGCTGCGATTATCAGTGGTGCGAAGAATCCAAAAACAGCACCGAGAAGAGCAGCCATTATTTTTCTGGGCTTGGTCTTTTCTTTTTTATAAGCCCACCGTCCTATGAAAACGGCTAGCAACAAACCCAGTATTAACGGCAACAACATTTCCATTTATACCTCTCCTTAAAGGTAAATGTTCTCTGGCGCTTCGAAAGAAGCGTCTGAAACAGAGTAGCTTATAACAAATCATATTGGTGCAGACAATGGCGTGGAAAGACAGACTGGTTGAAGCGTCGTTTCGCGGCGTTCCGTTCAAGGTAGAAGATGAAGGGGCCCCGGTAGGACGTCGGGTTGAAACGCATGAATACCCAAACCGCGATAAACCTTATAGCGAGGACTTAGGAAGGGTAACGCTGCGTCCTGGCATCACCGCCTATGTGATCGGAGATGACTGCTTTGATCAACGTGACAGACTTATTGAGGCACTGAACAAACCGGGACCGGGTACGCTGGTACATCCGACCTATGGGGAAATCAGTGTCTGTGTTGACGGAGAGATTAATGTCAGCACCGCAAGCAGTGAAGGGCGCATGGTGCGCTTCGATCTGCGGTTCGTTGAGGCCGGGGAACTTTCATATCCAACGGCTGGCACTGCAACGGCAAATACACTGGTTTCATCCTGCTCAGTATTAGATGACTGTATCAGCGATAGCTTTGATCAGTTTGGTATGGATGGCATGCCAGACTTTGTTCAGGGCGGTGTATTAGATGATGCAAAGAGTATGCTCGGTTTTGTATCAGATAAAATGGCGATGGTTGATTCTGGTATTTCTTCTGCTGCCCGATTATTGCAGGGCGATATTTCTGTGTTATTGCCTCCGCCATCATCAGGTAAGGGGTTCATTGAACAACTTCAGACGATGTGGCGCGCCGGCAATCGACTGACAGGTAATGCCAGCGATCTTTACACCATGATTAAAAATTTCTCAGGTATCACATTGGGGAGCGATCTTGCTCCCCGTGGTGTCTGGAAAACTGACAGCACGACGACGAAAAACAGAACGCAACAGAGCAATTATGTTGCCAGTGCGATCCGCACGACTGCAATCAGTGAAGCCGCGTACACGGTGACAAGTTTACCTGCATCGGTAACGCCAGCGCGTGATGCCACACAGGAAACAACTGGCTGGCCGGTTGTATCGCATCCGGCATTGAATAATGCCCAGGAAGAAACGGTTTCTGTCGATTTGCCAACATGGGATGAGTTAGTCGATGTACGTGACACACTGAATGATGCCATTGACAAAGAGCTATCCCGCATCACTGATGATCGTCTTTTTCTGGCGCTCCGCAGAGTGAAATCTGATCTCAATAACGATATTAAAACCCGGTTAACTCAGGCGTCAAAGACCGTCATAAGAACACCGGATGAGGTTACACCCGCGCTGGTTCTGGCTGCCACATGGTTTGATAATGCGGATCGCGAGTCAGATATCGTAAAGCGTAACGCTGTGGCACATCCTGGCTTCGTTCCAGTGTCTCCGTTGAGGGTTCCTGTACGATGAACGATAACGTTACGCTACGTGTTAACGGACGGGAATGGGGCGGCTGGACATCTGTTCGCATAGGCGCAGGTATTGAGCGCATCGCGCGCGACTTCAGCGTTGAAATTACCCGCGAGTGGCCTGGTGGTGAAGGTTCTAACTCGTTGCAGCCAAAAGTAAAAAACGGTGACAAGGTTGAAGTCCTCATCGGTGATGATCTGGTCATTACTGGCTGGGTGGAGGCGACGCCGGTTCGCTATGACGCGAGGTCAATCAGCACCGGGATCAGTGGTCGCAGTCTGACGGCCGACCTTATTGACTGTTCCGCAGAACCAACCCAGTTCAACGGGCAATCGCTTGTTCAGGTTGCCGCTGCACTGGCGAAACCATTTGGCATATCTGTCGTGGATTCGGGGGCCCCTGCCGCGGCAATACCGGGCGTTCAGCCAGATCACGGTGAGACGGTCATTGAGGTTCTCAATAAAATGCTTGGTCAGCAACAGGCGCTGGCATACGACGATCCGAAAGGGCGTCTGGTTATTGGCGTTCCGGGTTCCACGCGGGCGCATACCGCCCTAGTGTTGGGGCAAAATGTTATTTCCTGTGATACCGAAAAAAGTATCCGCGACCGCTTTTCAACTTATCAGGTCTCTGGTCAGCGTGCCGGGAATGATAATGATTTTGGGGCAGCAACCACTACAGCTCTGAGGTCAAAAACTGCTGATGCAGGAATAGGGCGTTATCGTCCGATGGTTGTGCAACAGACAGGACAATCAACAGTCGCAAGCTGTATTGCCCGCGCTGAGTTTGAAGCCAGACAACGTGCTGCACGTACCGACGAAACCACTTATGTGGTCTGGGGCTGGCGACAGGGTGACGGCTCGCTCTGGCAACCGAATCAGCGTGTCATCGTTTTTGACCCTGTATGCGGATTCAATAACCGCGAATTGCTCATTTCTGAAGTGTCATTCACCAAAGACAATAACGGCACATTAGCGGAACTTCGTGTCGGGCCGCCGGATGCTTATCTTCCAGAACCGGAAGATGAGAAGCAGAAACGTACTAAAAAACGAAAAGCCAATGAGGACCCGTTCTGATGGGCGTAATGCAAAGCCTGCAGAGGCAGGTGCTTTGTCTGATTGGTCGCGCAGTCGTAAAAAGCATTGATGCAGCCAGTAAATGCCAGATGGTGGATGTTGAACTTATCGGTGCCCAGACGAAAGCGGATATAGAACATCTTGAGCATTACGGGTTTACCTCTCACGCGAAACCGGGAGCTGAAGGCGTGGTTCTGTTCCCTGATGGCGACAGATCACACGGCATTGTGATTGCGGTTGCTGATCGCCGGTACCGGCTTCGCGGACTGGAAGAGGGTGAAGTCGCCCTGTATGACGATCTCGGACAGAAGGTTCACCTCACTCGTTCTGGAATTGTTGTTGACGGAGCCGGGAATTTAATCCGGTTTGTTAATGCCCCGAAAGCCCGTTTTGAAATGGATATCGAGGCAACGGGACATATTAAGGATCTGTGTGATTCCGGCGGCCTGACGATGTCAGCGATGCGGATTGTCTATAACGGTCATAAACACAGAGAAAACGGGCAGGGTAACAACACTGATACCCCGGACAATCAGATGGGGGAATGATGGAACTGTGGCTTACGGTAAATGGTAAGCGGGTTAGCGTCAGTTCGTCGCTGAATCCGCTGGTAAGGGCTGTGGTTATTTCACTTTTTACACATCGTCGTGCTGATCCGGATGACAATGCTGATGTCCCTATGGGCTGGTGGGGCGATACATGGCCCGTTGTTGCCAATGATCGTTACGGCTCAAAACTGTGGCTTTTACAACGCAGCAAATTGACCAATGCGCTGGTGAATAAGGTGCGAATTTATCTGCGTGATGCACTCCAGTGGATGATTGATGATGGGGTGGTATCACGTATCGACATTGATATTCAGCGAACCGGTATTAACGAACTCGGTAATCAAATTGTTCTCTGGCGCCGGGACGGGCCGGTTACCATTTCCTTTAATGATTTATGGAGCGTAATCACTCATGGCGGACAGTGAATTCCAGAGGCCAACACTGGCTGAAAATATCAGCATGATACGCACCGATCTCTTTGCCCGTCTGGATATCAATGATGAGCTTCGCCGGATGGATGAGGATGTCAGGGCCAAAGTCTATGCCGGGGCATTACATACGGTTTACGGGTATATCGATTATCTGGCAACGAATATGCTGCCTGATCTATGTGATGAGGGATGGCTTGCCCGTCATGCTGCCATGAAGCGGTGTCCGAGAAAGGCCGCGACAGCAGCGGCTGGTTTCATGCGATGGGAGGGCGTGGCTGACAATCTGACAGTCAAAGCCGGGGCCATTATCCAGCGTGATGATTTTGTTCAGTACACAGCGACGGCCGATGCTAAAAGTGCTGGTGGCGTATTGCGGCTACCCATAATTTGTAATGTTAATGGCTCTACAGGAAATGCGGACGATGGCACTTCGTTGTCTCTTGTCACTCCGGTTAATGGACTGCCATCTGGCGGGATGACTGACACGCTGGCGGGTGGTGTTGATGTAGAGGATGTTGAAGAGTGGCGATCGAGAGTTCTTGAGCGCTACTACTGGACACCACAGGGTGGCGCAGATGGTGATTATATTGTCTGGGCTAAAGAGGTTCCCGGGATCACCCGCGCCTGGGCTTACCGCCACTGGATGGGGACAGGCACTGTTGGTGTGATGGTCGCGAGTAGTGACCTGATCAATCCGATACTGGATGACGCAACTGTAGCAGCCGCGCAGGCGCATATTGAACCACTGGCCCCTGTGGCGGGTTCTGATTTGTATGTTTTCAAAGCGACACCTAAAACCATCGATTTCACTATTGATCTGAATCCGGACAATGCTGAAACACGAGCTGCAGTAGTGGCCGAACTTCGTTCTTTTCTCCTTCGTGATGGTTATCCTGATGGGGTTCTCGAGTTGTCGCGTATCAATGAAGCCATCTCAATTGCTGCTGGTGAGCACAGCCACAAACTGATTGCGCCGGCTGCTGATACGCCGATCGCGAAGAATGAACTGGCTGTTCTGGGAGGCGTAACGTGGCAGTGAATGAAGATGATTATATTCACCTGCTCGCCGCGCTTCTTCCGCCAGGGCCAGCCTGGACAGTTGATGATGTGGCGATAAAGGGGACCGCTCCCTCATTACTCAGAGTGCATCGGCGCGCTGATTCACTGATGCTGGAGATCGACCCACGTACCACTACAGAACTGATAAACCGCTGGGAAAAATGTTGTGGCTTACCTGATGAATGTATTCCATCCGGAACGCAGACAATACGTCAGCGCCAACAACGGCTTGATGCAAAAGTTAACCTGGCTGGTGGGATTAACGAGGCATTTTATCTGGCGCAACTTGTTGCCCTTGGAAAACCTGGTGCGACTATAACGCGATACGATAAAAGCACATTTACCTGCACTTCAAAATGTACGGATGGGGTGTATTCCACGGACTGGCGGTATTACTGGCAGGTCAATATGCCGTCATCGACAGAAACAACCTGGATGACCTGCAACGATCCCTGTGATTCACCAATCAGAATCTGGGGAGACACTGTTGTGGAGTGTGTCCTTAATAAGCTTTGCCCTTCTCATACCTACGTAATTTTCAAATATCCGGAGTAATTCATGCACCGTATAGATACAGCAACTGCGCAGAAAGATAAATTCGGCGCGGGTAAGAACGGCTTTACCCGAGGAAATCCCCAGACCGGAACCCCGGCGACTGATCTGGACGATGATTATTTTGACATGCTTCAGGAAGAACTCTGTGCGGTGGTAGAAGAATCCGGCGCAGAACTGGATAAAGGGAAACACGATCAGTTATTAACTGCCCTTCGTTCATTACTTTTGAGTCGCTCGAATCCGTTTGGTGATATTGCATCAGATGGCCCGGAGGCTATCGCAACGGCTCTCGCAAACCTTCATTTGGGAGGAACTGCTAACTACATCGATTTGGGGAATGGGTATCGGTTAGCCTGGGTTAAAGGTAATGCTCCCGGAGGGGCGCTGGCAGCAGCCGCTGCTGTGGCAGTTTCATTAACATTTCCCCAAGCATTTGGGTCGACACCGATTATCTACTGGTCTGCAGTATCTACCCCATCCGGAGTTACAGCAGGGGCAGGGGTAATCTCCACTTGTGCAGACCTTGTTGCAACAGGTATGTCCGTTAACCTCTACAACGCGTCAAATGCAAACAAGCAAATTACGGCTGTAATTGGCTTTGCTATAGGGAAAATGTAATGACAATTTTTTATTCTGCAATAACGCGTGGTTTTTATCGCACTGGTGATAATTTGCCTAAAGATGCCGTTGAAGTGTCTCAGGAGAGATTTGAAGAGTTGATATCACGGCAGGAACAAGGTTTTATCATTGCTCCTGACTCCACTGGATACCCTGTTGCTATTGAGAACACCGTTGATCCTATTGAGGCAGCAGCAGCGCGGAAATCACAATTGCGTATTATGGCTGATGATGAAATATCATGGCGGCAAGATGCTGTTGATGCGGATATCGCGACGGATGAGGAAAAAGCAGCGCTGGCTGACTGGAAAAAATACCGGGTTTTGCTGATGCGAGTCGACACAGCAAAACCCGTATGGCCTACACCTCCGGGGGAACAGGCCAGTTAATGTCCGGTGCGGTTGCTGTATCGGTTGCAGTAACCGCATCAATATAATCAAGCGTCGCATTGAGTTTATTTTTTTCTGCGTCACTCAACGCTCGCCCTGCCTGCAATTTCAACTGAATGATACTGATAGACTGCATCGCAGAACTTATTAATTGTTGACGCTGTAGTTCCGCTTCGGCTTTAGCAGCGGCCTGCTGCGCCTCAGTATCTGTTACCCACTTTTTCCCGTCCCATTTATCAAATGCTGACACTGGCGCGGCAGTGGTGAATCCCTCTTTGACTGGCCCGATGTAATCCACGACTGACCCTTGTTTATCCTCAACCGAATAAACTGTTTCGCCGCGATGGTCTTCTTCCAGCCGCCAGCCGGAGTCGGTGAACAGATAAACATACCCGGCCTCCGCTTCACCGGGGTCAATATCGGTTGAGCTGCCGGGCATACTCACGCCTGGGTGAATATATTCGTCCGACCAGCCGGTATATTCTCCGGTCGCCGCGTCGTAATAAAAACAACGAATGTCACCCGGTTCAGTTGCCAGGCCATTTCCATCAAAAACAGGTTTCATTATTTAGCCCTCACCAGGAAGTTAAACGCGATGTTACGCGGACGGTTTTCAGCAGCGACTGGAACAACCCGGCTGGCGTCAAAATCAAAACCGGTGTACGTCACGCTTGCAGTACCCCCGTTGTTGCCGGTAGTGCGTAAAGTCTGAGCCCACGCGCCAGAGAACGTTGCTGATAGCGAATCCAAAAATCGTCCGTTATCCCCCATGCTGGCAACAATATTTCGGATTGCGTCACCCTGAGCCGACAGCAGTGTTCGTCCGCTATCCACTCCGCGCCCGTCATCCCAGATTCGCGGAAATTCGCCGCGCATATCCGGAATAACAAGACCAGTCCAGACCTTCGCCAGTTTTGGATATTCCGCTGCGGAAAACGATGCACCGTTAGGCTTCAGAAACACCATATTTGCCCATTCATCCATGACGGTATTTGGCATCGCTGCTAACGGCCAGAAGAACGGGATTCCTATCGGCGGAGCGCCTGCTCCCAAACCAACGTTTGAGAAAATGCACATTAACCGCTCAGATGGCATGATCACGTCTTTTTTCAGGGCTATTGATCATGCTTATCGGCTATGTACGGGTGTCAACAAATGACCAGAATACGGCACTGCAACGAAATGCACTGGATTGCGCAGGATGTGAGCTTATTTTTGAAGATAAGATCAGCGGTAAGACGTCGGACAGGCCGGGACTGAAAAAGGTGCTCCGGACTTTATCAGAAGGCGATACGCTGGTGGTCTGGAAACTGGATAGACTTGGTCGCAGTATGCGGCACCTTGTCGTGCTTGTGGAGGAATTGCGGGAGCGGGGCATTAACTTTCGCAGCATGACCGACAGCATAGACACATCCACCCCAATGGGACGATTCTTTTTTCACGTCATGGGCGCCTTAGCGGAAATGGAAAGAGAGCTAATAGTCGAGCGCACTCGGGCTGGTTTAGCGGTTGCACGATCTGAGGGGCGAATAGGTGGACGAAGGCCAAAGTTGACGCCTGAGCAGTGGGCGCAAGCCGGGAGGTTGCTGGCGGCTGGTGAAACACGTCAGAGGGTAGCTATCATTTACGATGTTGGGATATCAACCTTGTATAAGAAATTCCCTGCAGCAACAATTTAAGCGTTATTGAGGCGATTTTTATTGCACTATGCATTTTGTCCGTGTTTTCCACATTTCCATTGTGTAGAATTTACCTCTTCCACATGCAATAAATTTCGCCTCGCCACAAAAAAACATAAATAACCTAGCTTCAACAAAACATTATTTCTTTCTATCGGCAATACAGCATATAAGCACGAAGGTAGGATTTATTGTCAGTAACCGTTAATCTTCCTGTTATATTCTTCAACAACATCATTCGCTCTTTGGATTGCATCCTGTTGCGCTTCCTGAATTCTCTTTATGTCGTTGTTCGCATCCTCCAGGTACTGTTTTGCTCTGTCTGTGTAGTCAGCTACGTCACGGCGATAACGATCCCATGATAGTTGATCGTCAATGTAAGGTGGTATTGGGGCAATATCTGTGAACCCTGGATAGCCAGCATACCCGAGATTACTGCCTCCAAACACTGTTGCTGAAGTTGTAATTGGTATAAGGGTAATGAGTAGTAATGCTGTCTTTTTCATCGTTATCCTTGTGATGTGTGACGTTGTTTTGAATGATGACCACTGATTAAAGGAGATAATCTACCGAGGACGATAGTAAGTGCAAGCCCACTCAAGAATAAAAACTCCATTTGTGACCTTTCTCGGCATCAACTGACTCAATTTTACCATACTAAGACTTGTCATATTTGCGGACACCCAAACCTGATAATACCCACTAAAATGTGTTAAATTTAAGTAAATACTGGATCTCTTATGTCGGTCTGTAGTAAATAAAATGGAAGGGTTGGGTTAGAAAAGGTAGAGGGATTTGCTTACGTTTTATGAAGTTGCTGCGATTAATCATAGATTGCTGGATATCAGTGATACATGGTCTGATTTGTGGATATGCCTTTACTATCTGCCAGTAGGAGTAGGAAGGCTCAGGATGCTTCGTTACAGTGACATTACGGGAGAGGTCATAACACTGAAAAAAATGGGGCGCTATAAGGAAATGGAAATGTTAATGCCGCCGATAATCATTGAAATAATACAAAGACGCAGAAAAAAATATCCAGTCGATGATTATGTTTTCCAGAGTCATTCGAATCGGGTAAAGGCGGAGAAGAAACCCGTCACGGTAGTTGCATTCAATCAGGCTCTGAAATCTGCTGCGTCAGGCATTACAACAAAGAATGTTTCAAGCAAGAGTGCGTGAAGAAATAGTTGCCGCAACCACACCGTATGCAAGAGTGGGTTGCGGCAGACTGACGAACGTCCGATAGTGCGAGTATTGAATGATTGCCAGCCGGTGCGGATTCTACATATGCAATATGACAAAACAATGCTCTTATTCTGACACCAGCCACATATCAGAATCTTCAAACATTTCCTCCAGCATGCGGTTCAGCTTTTCTTTCTCAGTTTTGGTGCAGTCGCTGTTTAAGGCGTTAGCCTGCATTGGCTTTACCCTCACCTCAGCATCGGGAAAAATCCGGTGCACCCGCTTCGTCAATTCGGCCAGAATGATGTTACTTGCACCTGGCAACCCGGCAACGTTTCTCTTGTCATAAACCAGCTCAACAAACATTTTTACCTTCTCCCTTTACTGGTTGGATATACAGTATATATACTGTGTTTTTATCCAGTGTCAATAGTAGATAGAGGTAACTATGGGCTTTCCCTCTCCGGCGGCTGACTATGTCGAGCGCCACATATCGCTAGATGAGAAGCTGATTTCCCATCCAGCTGCTACATACTTCATGAGAGCAGGGCAGACATACTGGAGAGAAGGCATCATAAATGGTGCCTTGTTAGTGGTAGATAGCTCCCTGTTACCTTGCGATGGTTCTTTGCTCATCTGTAGGATAGATGGTGATTTAAAGATAAAACGCTTCCGCGTGCACCCAAGACCTCACCTGGTGAACTTGGAGAACGGTAAGCGCGAAGAGATACCTGACGCAATGGGTGACTACAATGTGACTTCTCCAGTATTTGGGGTGATCACTTACATCATCAATGATGCACGATCGGGAGAGTTTGATAGCTGCCCTGTCATCTAATATGACGGTGGTTTCACCCCCATTTCACCCCAGTTTCACCCCGTACAAATTTCAGGCATAAAAAAACCAGCCATAAAAGGCTGGTTCTTAAGGAGTATTTTGGTCGGCACGAGAGGATTTGAACCTCCGACCCCCGACACCCCATGTCGGAGTGCTACTGTCTTGAAGACTGCTATGTGCCATGAGCGGACATTCATATCTTAGTATTGAGAGCCTTAAACAGCTTTGCTAATGAGGACAGGCGATCTGTGCCCAACACACAATGCGACTTCCATACCTCGTTCAGCTCTGAAACTCACCAAAGCCAACGTCTCCTAGGTTCTTGCCAGGCCCCCTGCCACAGGTCAAAACGTGTGAGTGGTTCAAGTTTTTTTAGAATAGCAGCTTCACCCACTGATGAGAGACTTCGCTCCGAAATGGAAATACCGGAAAGGCCTTCAGCGACCGGAAATATTTCACATTCTGACGTCAGCGATCCCAATGCTTTTTCTATCTTGCTACGTTCTGCTTTGATAATTAACTGAAGCCCCAT